CAGGCTCGTACCTAGAACGTGCTAAAGATACATTAGCTTTGACTTCATCCATCGTCATGTTAGCGGCGGCGCTCAAGTATCGTGCCGCAACTCGCTCATAAGCTTCTTCATTACACATGACCACGCACTTAGCACCTTGAGAGGCCCAGCCATCAGGCCCAGCTACTAAGGAAGCATGGAAGGAAGTCTTACCTGTGTTAGGCCTTGCTCCTACCAAAAGTAAATGCCCACCTGATACACCCTCTACTTTTTTACGCAGACTAGGGATGTTGAACTTCCACTGTGTTTGTAGGTCATTGGCTTTTATAATAGTATCTAAGCTAATGTCTTCCCACTCAATTCTAATGTTAGGTGTGAAGTCATTCTTAAAATCTTCAACAATTCTCCTGAGAGGCTCTAGGCTTTTCTCTGTACCATTTACAAAATCAAACCCTAAGTTGGCTACAAGCTTTATGCAACTCTCTTTTTCGAGCTTACGAAACATATCTTCATAGGATACTTTATTGGCTGTAGTCATAGTCTGATTGTGCGTATAAAATAAAGCCTCTACATCTGCTACTGTAAGATCGCCCTCAAACTCAGCCATAGCTTTGTCCATAGTTTGCTTGATCTTTCTAATATCCTTAGTAAAGATTCTATCAGGACAACGTATACCTTTATGTAAGTCGTAAAACTCACGGTTCATCATCGTTTTAAGTAATGCTAGTTCCATCATCTTTTTTTACTCCCTTGTTATTGTTTGCCTTGCTTCTGTCTAATGAGGCTCTTCTCTCTACTTTGCTCATAGGCATAATGTAAGGTACTACCGTTCCCGTGTTCCAGAGTTTTGCGTGGGATGCTGCCTCTTCTTGAGTCTCAAATAAAAGAGGGGCATCGTGTACAGTAAAGGGGTTCTTACCTGTGACGTAGCAAAACTCCCCAGTGTCAATCTCAATATGAATTGCGTACAAGTTATCGCCCCCCTACATCTACAGATAAACATACAACCTTCATGTTGTTATCGCTTACTAACATCTCTGCACGTTGTCTATACTGATCGCACATCGTTTGACTTTCAAAAGTGTTTAACTGGTAATGCTCTACTGGCATCCCTGCAGTAACCTGCAACCAAATTAATATCCACGCCATTAAAATACTCCTTTAAGTTTATCTAAATCTGTTTCTTCTCTGTATTTAATATCATCGTCTAGCCGAACTGCAGTAGTTTTTATACCCGTCCACGCTTCAACCTCTCTTTTATATTGTATAGTTTTTTGTGCGGCATCAGGGTCTAGTGCTATTACTACGTGCTTAAACCTCCCTATTACATCATAATGTTTGTCTGTAAGGCTTGTGCCAAGTATTGCAAGACTGCTAATGCCTGGAAATACTTGTGATGCTATTTCTGCAGAGGTGCAATCCTCTACTAAAAGTAATGTGTGCATAGTGTCTCCACAGGTAATCAGGTAGTAATCAGCCTTTCCACTGTACCTATACCACTTAGGTACGGCTCCTCCTACGGATCTACCATTCATATCTATAATCTTACCCTTGTAATAAATAGGAAACACAACCCTTTCATCCTTTACATCGTAGAGAAGTCTTGATGACCACAGGCCCCACCTTTCTTTAAAGTCGTGAAACTTTGTATGCTCTGGTGTGGGCTGTACTACGTATTCTGGTATTTCCATAGTTTCTGGTTCCTTCTTAGGTTCTTCTGCCTGTTTCTGCATTAGCAATTTAATTTCGGCTGCTGTTAAATCAACGTGGTAGTTTCCTCTAACATCACAGTTAAGTTTATAACAGTTATACTTTATTGTGCCTAGTTCTTTGGTGACAGTAAAAGTATTTTTGCTATTACAAGAAGGACAAACGGATCTCTTACTCTCACCATCACTGAGATTTAAAGAATCCAAGTAGCCCTGTATGTTCATTTTACTTCCCTTTTAGATAAAGCATTAGTTGCACCTTTAAGTGTGTTAACTAAGTAGGGTTTCATACTAGCTACGTTCTTATGTGCTGACACTTGCATTATGTTTACTGCATCAGCACCACCCTCAAGCATCTCTGTGATAGCTGTTCTCCTGAGATCCATTGCTGTTAGATAGGAAGGTAGATCAGCCTTTTCAAGAACTTCATTTACTAACGGAGATATTTCTAACTTAGTGTAAGGTGTAATCTTATTAGCCCTTAAAACTGTTCGAGGCGCAACAAACTCGCCTGACCACCCAAAATCATCATTCTGTTGAATTAACATATTTGCTAACCCTTCTCCTATAGGCAGGTGTACTTCTGCATTACGCTTGCTTTGCACAAAGCTAACTTGCCTATTAGGTATGTCTACTTGATCCCATTTAAGAAGTCGCATGTCTCCTACTCTCTGTGCCCAATCATATGCCATGTGAACTATAAGGCCTATGCTCCTGTACCTGTAGTCTGAGTATGCTAAATTTAGAAATTTCTTTACTTGAGCGTTAGTCCACCTAACTCGCCTAACATCATTGTTAGTTGACTGTATGAGATTTATAGGATCGTACTTTATTACGTCATGCCGCATTGCATGCTTCCATGCTACACTAAAAGCCGCCTTACGATAGTTAGCCGTTCTTGTTCCTGTCTTTAGCCAGTGATTGTAAGCCTCTTGGCAAGCCCTTACATCTAAATCTTCAATATAAAAGTTAGCCAAGTGCTTGTTGCCTATGGGTGTAATGCCTGCCATTTGTAAATGCTTTTCATAATCCTTTTGAGTAGAGCCTTTCAGCTTACAGAAAGAGCCACTGTTAAGATAATACTTTATTATGTCTTTTACCTTTTTCATTTTTCTAACCTCAAAGCAAACCAAGATACAGGGAATAGCACCATCATCACGGCACAAATTTTATTAGCTACCAGCCTAGTCTCTAGCTGTGTGTCACCTGTACATCTTAGGTTGCACATATCAGCGAAGGCATCGAGGCTACCGCTCCAGTACCACTCAGTCATGGTATTCTGAGGTAATATCATACGTGCTTGCTCTGGGCAGACACCTTTGCGTAACATGGATTTGTACTCATCTAACATAACTTTTTCTATAGCATAAGGATTAGCATCCTCAAAATCATCATTGTCATACCATGTATCTCTATCAATAACTACAGAACCTTCACTACCTTGCTTCTTGTCAGCACTACGTCCACGCCATACGTCAGGTACATAGAACTCAGGATCACTGTCTACATAGCGTCTGCTTATCTCATTCCAGCGTAGGAACTTATGTTTAACTAACTGCCTAGCCACAAAGATTGGAGCCTTGACAGTGAAGGATGCAAAGCAGTGACCAAAAGGAGAGAGGTGCTTATGCTCCGCTAAGTAATGTATAAGCTTTCGATCACCATCTTTTAAGACATACTGATCTGTTTCACTGTCGTGATCAGCCCATGTGGATTCTTTATCAAAGCTTACCCTGGCAGCATTAACCACTGACAGGTCATTACCCATGTGATTTACATATGTTGTTTCAATCATTTTTTGTATCCTCCCAAGTCCAAGTACCGTCTTTTTCTTTTTTTACTGTATATAAATGAGGTGGCCCTACGTCATCCATATAGTGCTGACTGTAACGATATGAATACTCATCTAACGCTTCTTTGTGTTCAGTGTAGCCATCTGTTATTATACCCTCCGCAGGGCACATAAACTCTAACACCCATAGTTGGGTCACTTTATCACGATCTTTTTCTGGTATTCTTGTTAGCGTTACTACTGCTTCCATCTTGATGTAATCTTCAATCATCTAAAATCTCCTCTCCTTTAGAACTTTCTATATTTTTCATTAAAGAATTTAGGTTTGCTCTATGATAAGTCACAGCAAATGGATGAGCAGGGGCAGGGATCTTCCACATTTTAATAGTTTTAAACTCTTCTGAAGATGTCCTAACTTTCATGCCACATCTAACATCACTCTCACCTGCTCCGTATCCCATAAAACAATTATTACCCTCTTTGTTCACAACACCTAGATATGTTACTGGTGCATTAGATGGAAAATTAATCATTTTAATGTCTCCCTATGAATAGATAAACCTTTTACTAAAAACTCTTTGGCCTCAGCAGCATCCCCTCTGTTTAATGTGTCTAATGCCCATGCAAAATAGCTTTCAGCTTTAAAGTCTATTGTATTTTCAGTGCTACTTAATTTTGGTTCATTGCACTTCATTACAAAGTGGTGATCTAAAAATGGTAGTAGCTCAGGTTTAGCTGTAGGTACGTCTACGCAAACCCAGCCAAA